ATTATATATTGGTTTACCGGCTGCTTTATATATTATACTTTCTGCATTTATATTTTCAACTAGATTACCACGAAGATGTCTAGGTACACCCGGATTATTTTCCGTAACTCCATATAAAGTACCATCATATATTTTACCAATATTTGGTTTTCTTGCAAATTGAGATTGGTTGAAGTTTAATCCGTTTTGTGGGTTTGTGTATGTGTTTGATTTATCAAAATTATATCTTATTGTTGTACTATTTATTAAACCATCTACATAAATTGATGGATATATAGTTTGTCTTCTTTCTATTCCACCCTCAATTCCACCTAATAACGTTGGTTCTTGTGCACCATCTTTTGCAATACCCAATTGACTTGCAGCACCTCCTATTTTTTTAGAAGCAAAATCAGATATAACACTCGTTGCTGCGGGTCCTATATTTCTTGTAAATTGGTCTGGTGTTGCAAATGAACTTAAAAAATTACCAACTGCGGTTTTTGAGTTATCAACACCACCCGTTAGCATATCTGTATATAAACCTTTTGTAGTAGATGTTCCTTCAATTAAATCACTTGGTAATTGTGGTTTAATAGTTTCGTTTAATTTGTTATTTACAAGATTACCAACACTTTTTCCAGCGTTACCAAATAAACCAAATCCTTTTTCGATTAAGTTACCAGCTACTTTTAAACTTTTTTGCTTTAATTTTTTAGTATCTACTTTACCTTGTGTAAGAATACGAACCGAATCAGTACCATATATAGTTGGTATATTTTTGACAAGATTTTTTAACTGCTTTACATCGTTTGTAAATCTATCATTCGGCTTTGGAGAAAGCATGTCTGGTTTAACATTTCTAGGATTAAAATTATTATCCTGAAAATTGTGTTCGTTTAATAAATCCCTTAATGACCTTCCCATACTTATTTTTAACTATTATTTTTAACCGTCTGAACCTGTCCTTTGTAAATTTGTCTACTATCCAAATTAACAACAACTGCCAAGTTTTTAATATCTGCTCTTAAACCTTGCATTTCAGCTAATAATCCACTATCACCACCACCTTCTCCACCACCCATTGCACTATTTGCTACACCAAGACCAGCTCCTGCAGCAAATCCCATAACAGCTAATGCTGGCATTGCAACTACACTAGCTACACCAAGTGCAAGTAATGATACGGATAATGCCATTATCGCAGTTGATAATAAGAATATAGGACCTATCATAGCCAACAAAGGTAAAAAGTTTTGTACCAAATTAGGTAATGATTTTTCCATCATAACAAATGCATTTGCCATTGTAGTAAATACCAATGATATTGCCTGACCAATTGATATTACCAATGGTGCCAATGAAGATAATGCCTGTGTAAGTGGTATCAATGCCGCACCAAATGCAGCAAGTAAACCAATACCCAAAAATGGTATTCCAGTTGCTGCCGCTGTACCCATTGCCATTAACGCTACGCTCAAAGCTTCTAATCCTGCTGCTGCTGGTACACCACCTATTGCAATTGCTGCCAAACCTAAACTACCCACACTCATAATTGCAAATGCAGCACCAGTTGCTGCTAATACACCAGCTGCTAAAATTGGTACTTTTGAAAATGCCATCATACCTACTGATAATGCATTTAATCCACTACCCGCAGTAACACCAAACGAACCAACTGCCATCATACCAGGAGTACCTATTGCAAGTAATAATAATGCAGGTCCGGCTAATGCAGTATTTAATATACCCATACCTACACCTGGTTGCCCCATAGCAGTAAATCCACCTGCTAATTGTTTTTGGCCAGCTGCTGTTTTTTCTTCTTTGCCTCCACCGCTTGGTGTTGCTGGTTTTATACTATCACTTTTACCTAAACTTTTTATGCTTTTTATTTCTTTGGTATCTGTTAAACCCTCAAAACCCTGAAAACCCTTTCCAGTAAGTAATCCTCCAACTCCCTTTGCCGCGTCTTTTAGAAAACTAAATCCTTCTTTAGCATCTGCAACTTGGGTTTTAAAATCTTTCATACCAATCAACATACCACCAATACCTTTAACAGCAGTTCCGGCAATACCGGCTCCCATTTCTTGTACAAACGCAGTTGTGGCACTAAAAGTTTCTTCCAATTTACCTGCTGGCGTTGCTGCTCTTTGCATATTAGCAGACATTTGTTGTAATTCCCCAACAGATACTCCCAACGCTTCAGCTACTGCTTTCTTTTGATAAACGTCCATTTTATTGAACTCATCAATTCCACCAGCTGCATTTAATGCTTCTTTCATTGCACCCGCCGCATCGCCAGCGTAAGCTAATTCTCTTGCTTTATTTAGATTTAAATTTCTACCTAATAAAACAGATGCTTCCATTTCACTTTGAACGGAAGTTTGATAATCTAATAAAGTATCACTAATCTTTGCAGCAGTTCCTAAATCAACACCCAATCTACGAGCTTCAATTGCGGCTTGAGCCATATTCCCACCACCATCTTTTGAATATAATGCAAATGCCTCTGTGTTTTGAGCAATATCTTTCATTACTGCCGCTGGAGCTACACCATTAGCTGATGCCAATTGTGATGCTGCTTCCATTGTGTTCATTGCAACATCCGTTGATAATCCTTGTAAATTACCAAACTGATTTGCTAATGTAGCCGCTTCTTCTCCACTTACACCTAAACGATTTGCCATCGTTCCAACGCCAATACTCATACCAAGAGTTACCTCATTGGCATTACCCATTTTTTCAGCTAAAGATGTTACGGCTGTTGCCGCTTCTTGACCTAATAATTTAGATACTAAAAACGATTGAGCTTTTAATTGGAACATTTGAGTAACAGTTCCACCTACGCCCTTTGCCAATTCATTAAAGTCATCTACTAAACCACCGACATATATTAATGTCATACCGGCCATATTTTTGAATGATGAAAAGAATACTTCAACAGTAACTGCTAATTTACTAAAAGTTTTTCGTAATTCTGCTAAATCGCCACCCAATTCATCATAAATTTCTTTTACATCTTTTGATATATTTGCGTATGAATCTGCTTCAGCTACTATTTCTTTTAATGCTACTATTTGCTTCTGTAAATTTTTAAATGTTTCGTTTTCTTTACCGTTTATTAAAGCGTATGCATCAGCTTGAGTTTGCAATAAATTTAATGATTTTTGTATTTCATTATTTTTTATACCATATTCAATTGCATCCTCTTTGTTTAGACCAGATAATTCAGTAGCTAATGATAAAGTTTGATTATACGTTTTTGTGAATGCAGTTAATTCTGCTTTTTTAGCACCAGATGCAGCTTTAGCAGATGCAGCTAATTTTTGTGAGACGGATAAAGTATCCATCATTTTATTTTTAAAACCAGATAGTGAATCTGGTATTTGTTTGTAAACATCAGCTAAACTTTTAGTTTCTTCTAATTGTTTAGTTTGTTTATCTAATACCAAATTTTGAGCATTTCTAATTTTTTTAAAAGCTGAAATAGATTTATTTAATTGTGAATTTATATCAGCTATAACAGTAGATTGGTCACCCAAAGAAGATGATAATCCTTTTTTGATTGCATCTAATTCGGTATGAAATCCACGTATTTGTTTTACGAGTTGCTCAATTTCATTACTTTGACCTTGCTTTGCCATTTGTTATTAAAATCCGTGCTTTTTCATTATACTACGAAACTTTTCGTTTTCATCATCCATACGTTTCATAGCATTAACCATTTCAGGATGTGCACCGGCTTTTTTAGCTGCTGCCGCATATCTATCAGCTACACCCTGCTCTAATCCTTTAAAGAAGTTATTAACAATTTTTACCAAAATCCCTTCTTTGATTATAGATTTTTTTTCTTTCAATTTCATAATAATGTTATTTATCCTATATAAATATCCATAAACAGAAAAAGTTAGGATTTATTATCTCCTAACTTTACTGTTTGCTTTTTGAATTTGCTCTTGTTCTGATTTTTTAATTTTAACTAAATTACTTACATACATTCTCCGTATATGTAATGGTAAATTATATACATCCGAAAATGTAAATCCTCCACCACCATGAAATACTAAAAAGAATAACTCTTCGTGGAGTTGTAAGCTATAATTAGTTGGAAGGGTAAAAAAAGCTAATCCCAAATGGGATGTCTAGCGCCTCCGTTTCGCCTGTGATTTCTGATGTGAAATCGTATTTAAGGTTCAAATCTGGTGAGATTGTTTTTACATATTCCCTAAATGCTCTCGTATCTTTTGCTAACATATTTTTAGCAAATTTGGTTATACTACCTCTATCAGTATCCCCATCAACAGATGTAATCATATATTTTAAACGAGTAGATACATCGGATGAACTATCTTTGTTTTTAGATAATCTTTCTAATGCTTGTGTTTCTGCGTTTATATCTTTTTCATCTTTGTGAGTTAATAACTTAAACGTTATTTTCTTTTTACTTAATGGTAACTCCAATTCGTAACGATTTTCTGCATTAAGAATTGATAAATCAATATCTTTCGTTTGTATTTCCGATAAATCAATTGTTACCTTTTGCTTTTCACCACTAAATGGGTCTGTAACTTCAACTTCATAATCAGGTCCATAACCCAATACACGCGTTGCTAAAAATACTGCGTTTTTATCACCAATAACCAAATCATCCGAATTTACACCTGGCTGAACTACTACGGATTCAAATAATTTATCCAATACTATACCCTTACGAATTAGATTTTGAGAAGAAAGTATATCTTCCTCTTTTGCTGTCATATATTTGATTTCCAAAGTTCCTTTACTTAACGGATTTGATGCTGGGTAGCATTTACCTTCCGATGGTAATGAAATAATTTGAGTTGGAAAATCAAATGTTCTCGTAATTGTTGGTTGTGGTGTTTGTTCCGTTTGAGGTTGCGTTTGAATTGGCTGTGTTCCTCGTGAAATGTTTAAATTCTCTTCCATATAACTTATAATAAATTGTTTTTTATTCCTATTTGTCTAATGCAATCGGGTTTTGCACATAGTTCGTTTAATAAATTACCACATGAACATCTATTTTCATCTATATGTGATGAAAACTTTTGTACACTATCCAAAAGTAATTGCTTGTTTGAGCTATTTTGTTGCTCTTTTAGTAAATCCCTAATTTCAGTTAGTAGGGTTTTGATTACTGCAAATTGTTCTAATTCCATAACATTATTTTTGTATATATAAATATACCAAAACAAAAAAAGTGTGTAAAAAATTTACACACTTTTCTTAAATTACCAATTATTCACTTTTAGTATTCTAATACACAATAATCCATTGATAAAGTAACCGTAATATTTACAGGGTCATTTGAAGTCCAGTCCATTTCACCAAATTCAGCCGATACAATAAATGCTCCAACTAATTTCCAGTTTTCAATTTTATCACCAACAGGTCCTAATGCGTAAATATCAATGTTCTTCTTATAGAAATCAGAGTAACCATCACGTCCAGTAATAGATTCGTGCGAAGTTCTAATCCATTCCATTACCGCCTGTGCTCCAGATGGAACAATTGGGTCATATAATTGAATAGTTAAATCATCCCAGTTAGATTTTCCTTTTATCTTACGCTTTACGTTGATATGGTCTAATGTGATAGTTTCACTTGTATATTTTGGTCTATTAGCTGCCTTTATCATAAATGATGGGATACCATCCACTTCCATTACGAAACGTTGAGCTAATTTAGGTTCAAAGTTCGTATAGAACATTTTATCAAACCCTAATACTTCTGCCATTTTTTATTTCTCCTTATATCTTTTATATAAATATATCTTTTTTTAATTTATTATGCTCCAAAAGTTGCACCAGTTGGTAAAATATTGAAGTCAATTTGGATAAATTCAGCAGTTTTAGTAGGTTGTAAGAAAATTGCTCCTTGTAAGATGTTTCTATCAATCACATCTGGTGTGTTGTTTGATTCATCCATTACTACTCTAAATGCAAATAAACCTTGTCTTTGTTGGATACCTTCCAAATATGGATTTACCGTATTTAAGAATCTATTTCTAGTTTCTGCTGTATTTTGTTCAAATACCAAGAATCTCGAAGTAGATGCGATATACTTTTTAACAGTAATCAATAATCTTCTTACGTTGATTCTATCTAATGCGGATGGTCTAGATTGTAAAGTCTTTTGTCCAAATGCTACGATACCTTGTCCTGGGAATTGTGCGATTGGATTTACCTTTCCTTCATATAACGTATCTCTATCAGAGTGAGTTAAACGATTTACTACACCAATTGCTCCCGTAATACCACCACGATTCAAACCTGCTGGTGCGAACCATTCTGCTGCTGTATTATCGTTTGCTGCAAATACTGCTGGCATCAATACCGATGGTGGAACTGCTACCATTTTGTTAGTATTTAAATCAATTGTCTTAATCCAAGGATAGTAAGTTGCTGCGTAGTTAGTATCTAATGATTCTGCTACTTCAACTGCTCCATCAATTGTACCATCTTGTGCTACTGAATCCATAATGTAGAAACAATCAGTACGAGTTTCACATAAATCAATACCCGCTTGTGCTACTGATGGGTGCAATGTTTGGATAACACCCGGCATAACTACCAAGTTAATATCATATTCATCTTGGTTAGATACTGCATCCAATGCTTTTTGATATGCCACCGAACCACTTTTTGCAGAAGTTGATAAATCAAATCCTTGTGTATTTGTGTTTAAAATAGATGTACCTTTAGCAATTGATTTAGCCGGGCTCATACCATCAAATCCACCTTGCAATGCTACCACAAATGCTCTTTTAGCTACATCAGCTGCTGCTGAACCAGTTAATTCTAAATCAGCATCACCATCCAATGAGAAAGCAGAAGATGTTGTTGCTCCTTGTGGAATTGGTTTTAAGAATTGTGTGTTATCAGTTGATAACGTTCCTTCATAATCAAATCCACCAGGTGTAGTTGAAGATACTGAAGTAGATTTGTAAGAAACATCTACCAATGAACCAGTATAAATACCAGCTGCAATTGGGTGTGAGTAACCAGCGTTACCGTATGGTGCCGCAGTTACAGGAATTACATCCGGATTGCTTGGTGTAATGTAGATATAACGAGATTTGTTAGAATAATCACCATATTCAGTAATTTTTCCACTTGCATCAGTTGTTACATATCTATCACCAATTGCTCTTGCGATATAGTTAGGTGATGTTGGGTCTAAATTTAAGTTAGAGAATGTTTCTAATACAAATTTTCTCTTATCAGTATCATTAAATCTTCTAACTTGTAATGTAAATGTTGCGTAATCTGAACCAGCAACTGAACCAGCTGCTCTAACATCCGAAATTACAATTTTAAATCTTGTATTTTCAGCATTACCATCGGAAATCGTATTTACTTTGAACAAATCATAACGAGTACCACCAATCAATTGTGATTGAATCATTGGAGTTGAAGCTCCTACTGCATCGGTATTAAAGTTTTGTAATGGTAAAATTACAGCAGATGCTGAATTTATAGTAGATGCTGAAATAGTAGCTGTATCCGTAAATGATACATACGAATAAGCGTTTTTGTTACCCAATGCACTTGTACCAAATACTTTATTTACCGATAATGGGTCTGATGGGTTTAGTGATAAGTAATAATCACCACCAATACGGCTACCTGATATTTCAACATTATGCGAACCAACCGTAGTTGATGTAGTTCCAGCAAATGAAGCAGATGAGTTAGCTTGTTCCGTATTATTTAATACATATAATAATGATGGGGTACTACCACTAACACCACCCATTAAACCAATTGGTCCTAATTCTCTATATCCACCTAATCCAGCAACTCTTACGATTGTTGCTACACCAGTTTCTCTTAAATAATTTTGTACTGCATTTTCAGTATAATAAGTGCTATCAACAACACCAAAAATATCTTCAAATTCAGATTGAGTGTTTACAATTGTAGGTTTGAATGCTGGTCCTTGTTTGAAAGGTCCGATGAAAACTCCACCGATTGCACCAACACCCTGTGCTATAAAAGATAAATCATTCTCTCTAGTGAAAACACCAGGTGATACGATTTTTTCAGCCATTTTTAATTTCTCCTTTTAATAATAATTTTTATCTTTATATAAATATATAAGATTGTGATGAAAAGATATATTTGTTTAATTGTTTGGTGTAAATTCACCAGTATCAATATCTAAATTTCCTTTACCATATTCGGTTTCGATTTTAGATAATAATTCTTTTTCTTCTAAACCAAATTTTTGATATTGCTCTTGTAAGTATGTTTCATCTCTTTCAATTGCGGCTTTCTGAATTGCTAGTTGTCCTAATGAAATAACAATCGTATTGAAATTATCACGTAATTCAACAATTTTTGTTTTGTATTCTTCTTTTATTTGCATAACTTATATTGTTTATTTTATATATATAAATATATGGATTTGTACTCAAACATCAAAATTTAACCGATTTTTTCTTTAATTTCTTCAATTTGCTTTTGTTGTTCTTTAACTGCTTCTACTAATAAAGAAACAATTCTTTCATATTTAATAGTTAAATAATTTTCACCAGTAATTGAATTACCATTTACATCTCTATCAAATGGTGCAATTGATACTATTTCTGGCAATACCGATTGAACTTCTTGTGCCGATAAACCTACTTGTTTATTTTCATCAAAATATCCAAATGAATTTGCCAATTCACTATTAGTATATAAGAAACCATTTAGTTGTTGTACCTTTGATAAAGCGTTCTCAATATTACCAATACGAACTTTCATTCTATTATCGGAAAAATATGCAGTAATATCACCAGTTGCAGTAATTGCTCCTTGTACTGCTATACCACCAGTAAACGTTCCTCCACCAAATGGATTACCCGTAGGTCCCGTAGGACCGGTTGGACCAGTTGGACCAGTTGCACCTTGTGGTCCAGTTGGTCCCGTAGGTCCAGTGTTTCCAGTTGTACCTTGTGGTCCAGTTGGTCCTTGATTACCTTGCGTTCCAGTTGGTCCTTGATTACCTTGCGGCCCAGTGGGTCCAGTTGCACCTTGATTACCTTGAGGTCCTTGAGCTCCAGATGTTCCCGATGTTGCTGCCGTATAAGATGTACCATTTATAGTTAAAGGTCCTGCTACTGATAGTGAACCAGTAACACCCATTGAACCCGTTATACTATGTGTATCATCTAATGAATTACCAAAATTGCTAGAACCCGATATAGAAGATTGTGTAACATAATATATTGAAGATGATACAATATATTGTTCAGCGGTAAGGTTTCCCTTTACGGTTAAACTACCTGTTATATCTAATGAGCCAGTAAGTGAACTGCTATGTATTTCCATTATTAACTATTTTTTAATTTTTCTATTTCGTTTCTTAATTCTACAATTTGAGATTGTTGTTCTTTAATTGCTTCTATTAATACCGCAGTTAAACCTCTTTCTCTTACCGTTAAATATCCATTATCACCCATTCTCACTAATTGTGGGAATACTTGCTCTACCTCTTGTGCTATAACCCCTATATCTTTCTTAACACCCATAAAGGTTGCGTGGATTGCTTTACCATTCCACTCGTATTCGTATCCATTTAATCCCAACACTTTATCTAATGCCCCAACGATTGGAGTTAGATTATCTTTTAATTCAATATCAGATGGAGTACCAAACGATGCAACATCACCACTTGCTACAATTGAACCAGAAACTTGCAATCTATCTGTGTTATTATCAGATGAAACCGGTCCAATTAATACGTTAGTACCATTATCAGTAATTTGAGTTGCAACACCAATTTCAGTAGATGATGTATATTTAACAACTTTATTAGTAGTACCACCACTTATGGTAGTTCCACCAGGTCCTTGTGGTCCTTGTGCTCCCTGTGCCCCACTTACACCCGATGTACCGATTGTACCTTGCGGTCCTTGTGCTCCTTGTGGACCTGTAACACTTAAACCACTCGTACCACTTACACCCGAAGTTCCCGATGTTCCGTTTGCGCCGGAAGTTCCACTTACACCCGATGTACCAGATGTACCACTACCAGTTGCACCTTGATTACCTTGCGGTCCTTGTGCTCCTTGTGCTCCGTTTACACCGGAAGTACCAAAGAATGTACCATCTACACCAGATGTTCCAGATGAACCAGATATACCGGTACCCACACCAAACGTAAACATTGCAGAACCAGTTTTAGCTACACTAAATGTTATTGTTGTTTGGTTTACCGAGTCTGATTTTATTGATTCGGGTATTATTACATATCCATTTTCATCATATACTTCTACCGCTGGATAAGAGTTTCCTAAACTATGAGTTATTACCCAAGATGTATTTGCTACGGATTGAGTATGTGTATATGCTGAACCATTTGTTGTACCCGATGTACCAGTTGTACCCGATGTTCCACTTG